AGTCAACTCCGCCCAACTGGTCATAAAAGCGCCAGTTAGGGAGGAGATTCTCGCCGGCACTAAGTCCGGATTTCTCGAGACGTTTGGTCCAGACTGCTTGTCGAAACTTCTGGTTTCCCAGAAGTCCATCGGCAGTCGACCCTGGACCATGCTTTGGAAGGTACCTCCCGGAGTAGATATCTCTATCCAACTCCGTGAAGACACCACCATACAGCATGTTCGACATAGAAACGAACTCTCTAAGATCGCTCTTCGAGAGTTCATTGTCGAACAAACGGACTTCCTGCTCACACTTGACATAATTCGCAACGGACGCTAGCTTTCGTGCTGGGGAGCACTCAAGCTCGATCTTGCCAAAAAACAGCGTTAGCTGTCTAATGGCTTTGATACTGTCCGTACACGGATCGTCAAGCAACAAGCCACTACTCCGATCGAACACACGGCTGAAGAAACCCCCTAGAAACAGAGGGAAACTTCCCCCGCGCTCATTCCTGAACGCGGGGTGGATAGCCACCTTGCCTTGGTCAAGCCATCTTTGGAACGACTTGCCAAGGTCTGGTAGGGTGATCGTCATAAACGACCACCCCTCATGTTCGATACGCACCAAGGCGGTATTAATGTCTTGGTGGGCGCTCGTGCAGCATTGACTGGCGGATTCCTCCGCCAGTCGGGACCAGAGTGACATAAGGCTTTTCATCGTCCCTCCTCTCTTGAGAAGGTAAACGAATCCATAGCCTATGTTACTGAGCGACCGGTACTAGAGAATCGCTTGGCCGTTAGCGGGACTGTGTGTCCAGCTAACGACTGCCGCGTTCTCCGGCGTGAGCCGCAACATCAGATCCGGCACGGAAATCAACACGTCCTCAACGATGTCAAGGACAAGGACTTCGCAGTCCCTGTCAATGGCCTCGTGAATGGGCGCGTCGACAATGTACCGCATGCCACGGTTGCCACGGGAGTTCCACTCCGCATTCGCGAAGCGGCACGCCCGAAGGGCAAACCGTAGTTTAAGGGGGTTGTACTCCCCCCGGGATTGGCGTGACATTTCGTTACTGCCTCTCTCGGGGAGAACCCCGATCGTTGTTGTAGAATAACCCGGGCACCACCGAGTGGTCGCCTCACGGCAACCGATCTATCACCAGCCACTCTCCACTACCAGGGAATAATACCCTGAATAGCGGAAGAGTCGCTTAGCGAATTGACGACTCTGTGAAAGACGTCGAACAGGACAAAGGCCAGGAGTAGCGTTTTATAGCTAACTCTCAGCTTGATGTCCAACTCGTTGAATTCCACATCGTCACGATGACGACGCCCTCCGACTTGGAGAAGATAGTCCCTTTCGGGACTCCCCTCCTCCTCGGAATTACGGACGTCGCCCTCGCTACGACTCACCACCAAAGAGCTTGGTGATCATCGCATCCGAAGACGCAGAGATCATGGCCTTGTAGCCAGTGTAAATCTGCATCAACTCCGTGTTCGTATAGCCCGCAGGTGGAATGTCGACGACCAAATATATGGCCGTACCGACCTTCACATTCTGCGAGCTGATATACGGATCGGTAGTAATCTTCGAGTGGTCGAACCTCAGAAGCCTCCGCGTCCTACCCTGTTTCACGAGGGTATGGTTCACGGAAAGCTTCCACAACCCATCAGCAGAAGTGTACGCTGACTCACTTCCCTCCGCAAAAGTTCGCGGTAGAGAGTTTGTCACCGCATTAATGGTGATGGATTGAGGATCGGCTAGTGCCATAGGCATCACTCCTAGGGCTGTGGTCTACAGCCCCCTTGGCGTTTGACGCTGTAAGTTCATCCATGACTACTTAAGCCTCGAAAGGCCCAAAGCAGCCATGATGGCCTTCTGCCTACTCGTTAGAGCAGACAGGTTCAGCCCGAACCCGAAGGGTGTAGCTCTCCGCCTCAGCTTCGTTTCCGAAACGAGGATGATTGCCGGAGGTCTACCGGAGAATTCAATCCCGGCCCGAAGGCCGAGATCTCCACTGAAGTCGTACACATCACGGACAGTTGTATGCTCCATGATGTAACCATACTTCAGCACAAGACCATCGGTCTGGAAGGACGTGAGGTTATGTATTACTTTCCCCACGTTACTAAACCAGTCGACAGCCCAGCTCCAAGGAGCCAACTCCCAAAGGACGTCAGGATTCAGGTCAAGGCCCAGCATCTTACGGGCAATGAAAAGCTTATCACCTCCTGCCAACCCAACAAACATGTCATTGGGCAGGTGGTAGGTGAAAGCCCCTGAAAACCAACAGTCCACCGTCGTAATCCTACGACGTGTAGCGGTCCCTTTACGTACAGCAGACATCATCGCACCTGTGAAGTCACCAGGGCCAGCAATACTGACTGACCCGGGAACTCCAAGGACGGTTTCGTTTACTGTCGTAGACAAGGGGAAACGATAATTGCGGCGAACAACCTTACCCGCGTCCCTGAGATACTGATTTACTAGTTTCTCAAGGTTCACGACACCATTCAAAAACTGAGTGATGTCCGCGAGAAGCGGCAACCAGCCGAACTGGTAATTCAGAAACTCTCCGCTCTTGTCCTTAACCACTCG